AGCATCACCAACATCGAGAGCGGGAAACAAGTGCTGACCGAAGCATCTCTATCAGCGATAGCGGATGCGCTGGGCTACAAAGTCCATGTGACGCTTCGCCGGAAGTAGCCCCACAGGCAGAGAAAGCGCCGAGCGTGCAGGCGGTGGAGATCGAGGAAATCAAACGCTGGACTAAGCTTATCGAGGGATTGAAGCGTCAAGGCAAGTTTGAAGAGCTAAATTCAATGTTGGATGATGTTCAGCCGCCAGAGCACGCTACGCTAGTGCTTATGGGCATTCTTCGTGGCGCGTTTTCTGCGCGGGAGAAATTACCGGCCTGGGGCTGGCTGCGAGTCGCAGCATACGCATGCATCATGCAACGCGGAGAAGACGTAGCTGATTTGTTCATCGGATTACTCGCCGCCCCACAACAGCCGAGCGTGCCGATGCCAGATGAAGAAAAGCGGACGCTGATCGGTGGCTTCTTTGCGGAAGAATGGGCAGTCGATGCCGCAATGAACTTGCTGCACGACTTTGAGAGCCGGATTACGAAAGGCCAGCCATGAGCATCGACAAAGCAGAGCTGCGCAGGCTGGCAAAAGAAGCTGGAGCGCAAATTGAACAGTGGTCAACGGTGCCGAAACTCGATGGCCTATTCCACATGACGCCCGAGCAACTGGAGAAATTCGCCGCACTGCTACTCGACGCCAAAGAGCGGGAGATCGAGCGCCTTGGCATAAAGGTAACCGCCCTACTAGACCAACTCGTTGACCTAGGCGGGGAACTGCGCGAGCCGGAGCTATACGAAGCTGAGCAGTTGCGGAAAAATTCGGATCGGTACAAGTGGTTGCGCAATGGGACCAGTGGTACAAGGGACGCACGCAACCGTCAATCGTTTGATATGCCCGACCCGCATCCACTCGGAAACATCATGCAAGGTTCAGTAGCCCAGCACCTTGATGCAGCCATCGATGCCGCCATTGCATCAGAGCAAGAGAAGGGGAAATCATGAGAAACGAAACAAACAAACTAGACAAATTGGCCGACAAAATGTGGACTTGTGCGCTCGGCCATGAATCCACACAAGTATTTGCGGCTGGCGTTACGGTAATGGTCAACGCAGCCGCTTTGATGAACCAAGCCACAAGATCCGAAGCGGCCTTGAGGCTTCGAGATATTGCCAACAAGATCCAAAATGGAGAAGCGTTCGAAAACTAACAGAACCCGCAATAAAAAAGCCCCTGGTATTTTTTGCCAGGGGCTTTCTGTTTGTTGAAGGCCGCTCCCGATAAAGCACGGGGCACAGGAATTTTTGCTTCTCAGATGAAAAGAAATGGCAACGTCGCTAACACGTTACCCGGCCTTCGAGGGTGCACACCGGTCTGTTTTCAACACGTTTCGGGCCTCTGTTGAAATTTATCCCGTTGCTTCTACGTCGCGGTCTAGGCCTAGATCCGCTCCAGATCGATGCACACTCTTGAAGGCTCCCCTGGCCTCTCAAGGGGACGGCTTGTCAGAAATTTCATCTGCTTTGGTGGCCGGTGCTGATCTCCGGATTTTCTGCGGCGGATACCGATCGGAACCGCAGACGCGCACTAGGTAAGCCTTCACATCCCGCGCCGCACCTCAGCCGGTGCATTCACCATAAAGCCATCTTACATCAACTCGGCACCAGCGCAATCACACATGCGCGCACAGACGCAGCGCTGCCGCCGAAAACATCAAAGTTGCTCAGAGCGCTAATCAGCGGGCCAATGATTATGATTCCACTGAGCGTTGGCAGAATCTGGGTTCTGTAGCCCTTGATGTTGACGCCGGTCCACAGTCCACCGCTTTGCACATAGCTGACAATTTCGAGCGTCACAGGCCGTCCTGATGGGTTGATGGCCGTCAGGAAAACCGGTGGCTCGGCTGCGAAGGTGCGGCCAAACATCACAGTAGACAGCCCGGCGGCATCCAAGGTGACGTTTCCACGCCAACTGATGGAAGGATGGACATGCATCGAGTCTGCAGCCGCAGCCGCAGCGCCAACATCGCCGACAGTGGTTTCTTGTAGAGGTAGATTATTGCCAATGGCAACCGGTGGCATGCTGAGTGGCATTTCAATACTCCCGCGCCGTGAAGGCTTGACCTGTAGTCGCGCCGATGATGCTTATCGCGCCACTTGGCGGCAAGCCCACTGGAGACTCGTAGAACGCGTTTGCGATCAGCTTAATGGACGGCTGATTCAGAACTGCTGTGCTTTCCGTGGAGATCCACAGATCGCCAGCACTGACGTTTTGGACGAAATAGCCCTTACGCGCAAGGTTTACAGGCGCCAACTGCTGAGCCGCGTTCCCCGTTGTGATGGTGCCGCTTCTATTGGTATAAGAAACCGGCGTCGTAGACACGCTAAACGAGGCTGTGTAAGCTTTCCCGCTAGGGTCGATGAGGATGGTAGTGTTCGGGCGGTTTTCTGCCGCTAGGACTTCTGGGGCTGGAATTGCCATGATGACCTCCAATGATTCGGATGAACCAGGAAGCTAGGTCAGCGGGCTCCAATTCGTGTCATGGGGCTGGCGCTTCACCAAGTCTGCAATGTCGATCTCGATGGAGCCGTCTTGCATGACTTTGCCTCGTGGCAGGATTTTCTGGGCTGCGCGCTTGGCTTTGATTGTGCGGACCCCTTGGCTTACCAAGTAGTCAACCAATTCGCGCAGCAGGTACCGATTAGCGTGACCCTTCATGCCGTGAATCCATGCCGTGCGCTCATGTCGCTCCCACTCAATGGTTGCCACAAGATCAAATTCGGCAAAGGCTCCAGCGTTTGGGTCATTGAAGAACCGCACGATTGAAAACGTGGAATCGCTCGGCAGTTCTTGGACGCGGATCATGGGGCGGCAGTCATCCGGGCGTAATCTTGGAGCGCTAGAAGCTGGTGCGTGACTTCCTCTAGGGCGCGTCGGAGATTGAAATAATCCCGTTCAACATCTGCACCAGGTCTGGGGGCTTCTTCATGGTCCAGGCGGGTGGGGGTGGTGGTCTCGGACAGATTGGCTCGGTTGATGGGGCAGGCGGCGTTGAAGCGCAACTTACGCTTGCCAATGCGCACATCAGACTCAAGAGCGTTAATCGTAGTGATGGCATCGTCTCGCTCCTTCAGGCGTGATTTATCAAAGGCGGCTACTGCATCGCTCCAGCGGGTCACAGTGGCCAGGGATTTCGCATAGGCGGCATTGGCCTTCTCGCTGATGCCTTGGAGCGTCTGGGCGTGTTTCTGGCGTGTTTCTGCCAGTTCTGTTTGCCCCCAGGAGATGCGGAGGGTTTGCAGGCCGAGCAGGGACAGAATCACCGCGAAGGCGATGGCTATCCACGTGCGGGGGCTTAGTAGGGCGGTCATGCTTTACCCGTCAAAAACAGCATTCGCTCAGCAGTGCGGCGGCGCTTCAATCCGCGCTCGACGTTGCTGCCGGGGCTGATCCAGAGCAAAAACTGATCGGCTGCGCCTTGCTTGTCGCCTTCGTTTAGTTTGCGCAACAGGGTAGATGGTCGCCCATCCTTCAATCGCACGATGCCGTCTTTGTACTTTGAGCCAGGGCCGACATTGAAGACGATGCTGACGAATGCCGAGAATTCATCTTCGGTCACCTCGGTTTTGATGGCATCGTTGGCGATCTTCTCGAAAACAGCCAGATCCTCAAGGAATCGTTTATCAGCGTACTCTTGCGCCCACACGGTGCCTTCAACCACATCAGGGCCGGTAGACCCCCAACCGCAGGTCCATGGATCGCCGCCCGTCTTTGGGTCTGGGTAGGCAATCAGGCGGCAGCTTTCAAAGCTCTTGATCAGGTCTTGTCCGGCTTGATTGGTTTTCATCTAATACTCCGGTAGGTCGCCTGGCTGGGTAATGCTCGGAGGCGGGCCGTCCGTCCAGTGCCAATTTTCCACCACCAGCATGAATAGCACCGCAGCAGCAAAGAAGACGGAAGGCCACCCAGGAAAACCCCAGGCGGCAATCGGTGTGATCGCCTTGGCCATCGCGGCCACGGCCATGACCACGTATTGAATGCCGAACCGGAGCATCACGCGCCGGTCAATCGAGTTGAGACGGCAAACGCACACCCCGACGATGCACAGGCAGAGTACGAAATTCAGCAGGGCGGTCACGTGGCTGCTCATGGCTTATTCCTCATCTCGATCAGGATATCCACCAGCCTGTTGAGCTTTTGGAACACCCACTTGAATAGGTCGGAGCCGCTGTAACCGATGCCCGCCGCCATCGGGGCAAAGAGCCAATGGGCCTTGAGAGACGGGAGAAAGACCGAAACCCCGAGAGATAGCGGGACTGTAAGCAAAAGTGCCATCGTCGTCGCGCCAAAAAAAAACAATGCGGCGTTCATTCGGGTGGTCTTGGCGCGCTGCATCAGGGCTACGCAGGCACCGGCGACAGAGGCCAAATAGATAATTGCGTACGGCCCGGCAACCTCCGCGACTGTTGGCGAAAACAGGGTGGCCGCAACGACTGTCGCTACGGCCACGGGTGTTAGGTCTAGCTGGTTCATCGTTTTGGTGCCTGTTTTTTCATGTTTTTATGACCTGACGAGTTTAACTTGGGTCAATTGTTTTCTCGTTTACATTTACGGTATGACTGAAGATCAATGGTTGCGAATTATCATCACGAGCATCGCCTTATCGGTGTGGATGCACCTATTCCAGAAGGCCAAGGCCTACCTGGGCAGAAAGCGGCAGCAGACCGGGCGAAGCTTGCCAGAGCGCATTGCGTACGGCCTGGGCAGATTCTGGTCGGCTAGCTACCGCGCCACGAAGTAGAGACTGCATCGGGCCGGTATACATCGCTGCGCCGCCGAGTAGTCCAAGTGGGATTGCTGGATTCACAGCACCAGCGCCAACGCCGGCAGCGCCAAGCATCAAACGATCAGCGGTCCCGCTGTTTGGCACCTTGTTGCCGAGAACTTGCTGACCCGCATTGCCCAGATCCTGCATAAGCGAAGTTCCCCGACCTACAGCCCGCTTGCGTACGCTTTGATCTGCTTGTCGAATGGCCGCGTTCAGTTGGCCAGGCGTGAAAACACCTTCCGAATTGATGGCGGCTTTGCTCGCACCCTCAAGGCGCACCAAGTTGGCGTAAGCACGGTCGGCAGCGGTGAACATAGCATCGGCCTCTGGATTGGCCCGGCGTCCTGCCGCCGCAATCGAGGTCTGCAACTCGGTCAAGGCGTCACCAAGCTGGCGCTGATAGGCATCCGTCGAGCCGGTGAAGTCAGCCGCATCTTTACCGATCTTGCTATCAATCCGCTTGAACACGTTGGCGCCAATGGTGCCATTTGGTGAGATATCGGTGAAGATCGAATCAAACGTGTTCTGAAACGTGCGCTGTTGCTGGCGCGGCAACTGTCCCACCATCGTGCGGATGCGTGCAATCTCGGCTGCGCCTTGTGGGTCGATCTGAAATGAGCCCATTTGATTGCGCGCCGCTGCATAAGCATCACCAATCAGGTCGCCAGCCTCCCGCACAGCATCCTGCCCGGTGCCTTGAACGCGGGCATTGATCGGGGCAGTGGCTCGATTGATAGCAGCCTGATTGAAATCGCGCTGCGCCTGGGTACGGGCGCGCGAGATCATGTCGCCCATGATGGGCAGGCTTGCAGCCTTCTCTTCGGCAGCATTTGCCCAGCCCCCGAGAGATTGGCCAACCGTTGGCCGCACGCCTTCATTCCGCAGAAGTTGCAGATTCGGGTTAGTCGATGCATTCGGGCTGATCACTCGACCAATCGCGCTAGTAATCATTGGAGTGGCCGCGCCCAACACCGTGCCAGCGCCCAACTGCTTGCGCTTTTCGCTCCAATAATCCTCGCTGTTCACAGGATTCAAGGCGGCAGAGGTGAGGCCAATTCCCGAGCCAACAGCCATCCGGCCCGGCAGTGTCAGGGCGGCAGGGGCGCCAGCAGCCAAGGCCAAATTGGCGGGGCTGAGAACGTTACCGATGGTTCGATACGCATCAAATCCGGCATTTGGCCCGCGTGCAGCTTGGTAGGACTGCTCGCTTTCCCGCACTTGTTGATCTACGCCGCCCTCCGGCAAGCGAGCCACAAGGCCGGTTTTGTCTGCTAGCCAGTTGTTAAATCGGTTACCGGCTTGCACCACGTCTGGCGCCAGCACTTTGGTTAGAAGCTGCGCGCCGCCTTCAATGGGATCGGCCAAGCCGCGTGCAATCCGCGACATGCGCGATGGAGGCGGGGCGGTCCAACTGCCTTCTGCGCCGCCACGTGTTGGCGGGTTTGCGGGCAGTTCCTCGTAGCGGCCTTTTGGCTCGTCATCAACAAATTCATAGGCCATTTGCTATTCCTCGCGCCATTGGATGCCATTGGAGGTCAAAATCTTCCCGGTGGTGGTATCGCGGATACGGCGCCCCTTGTTGCTAGCATTGGCCGGGGGAAGTGAATCCATAGGCTTGTTGGCTGGCTTCTCATCACCCAAGCCGCCATTGAACTTGGCGTATTTTGTTTGGAGACGCTCGATTTCATCCATTGCCGCGATGCGTTGCGACACCGGGATTGTGCGATCGGCTGCGCGACCAGCTTGGACGCGGTATTCCAGGCGGTCGCCGTCAGACTGCGGGCCTTCCATGCGCGGCACGTTGTTGATCAGATCACCGGCAACAATGTCCAGCTTCGCTGCCGTGTCTGCGCCTTTGGTGCTTCCGCCGAAGAACGAGGCCGTCTTGTCAGCCAACTCACCAACGCCGGATGCCGTTGGGCCTTCTTTCAAAAGCTCTTTGGCGCGGCGAGTGGCGGCGATCATTTCACCCGCCGACTTCTGCTTCTTTTGTTCGCCGGTATCGCGCACCACATCAGCTTTTGCGGTATCGACTGCGCGGGTTTCTGCGGCCTTTGCCGCTGCCGCCTCTGCCGCCGATGGGCCAGCCGCCACGCCGCCAGCCTGTGGCAATTGGTCGTTTGTGATGCCAGACTGCATTTGCAGGCGCTGGATCTCACGCGCCCCAGCAGCCAAGTCGGCTTGGCTCAGCCCTGGCTTTTGCATTTCCTCTTGGATGATGCGGATGCTTTCCAAGTTGGCTGAGTTGCGATCACCACCGGCATAACCCGGAGACTGGATGTTTCCGGGGCGTCCTGGCATGGGCGCAGGGGCGCGTCCAGTTACAGCGGCCTCTGTGCTGAATTCTTCACGCCCGGTGGTGGGGTTATATACCTTGATCGGTTTCGCAGCGGCCTGGGCTGTTTGGTAGGCTCCAAACGTCTCCAGTGCCCCACGTGGGCTCGATACAACCGGCAAGCCATCAGGTCCGATTTGCACCATGCTGGTCTTGCCGTCCTGCGACGTGCTCAGGCTCGGCAGATAGCCGGGCGTCAGCTTGTTTCTGTCGTAGGCATAGCTACCAGTTACCTGAATGTCAGGCATGCCGCGCTTGGCGAGCATCTCAGCGATGCCTTTGCCGCCGTTGTTTAGGTAGTCAACCACCAGGGCGTCTTTCGGGATGCCGAATTGCTTAGACCACTCGTCAAACTTGCCAGCGCTTGGCATCACGCCTGGCGCGCCACCCGGAGCGGCTGGGCTCGCAGAAGCGCTGGCAGGAGCACCGCCAGCGCCGCCGCCGAAGAAGTAGCTATCCTGCCGAGCTTGGCGCGCCGCCACGCCTTCACGCGCTCGGGTCTGGGCTGCGTTTTCCTCGATTTGGGATTGCAGATAGGCGCTCTTCTGCTTGCGATCTTCAGCCGCACCGAGTGACTGCTGATACCCAAGCAACCCACGTGAAGCCGCCTGCCCGAAGTTGCCGCCACCCAGCAACCCAGCCGCCAAAGACAACTGAGCCAAGGTGTCAGGATCGTCCAATAGTCCGGCCATGATCAGTACCAGCTTTCTTTGGTGTAGTCGTACGCCGCATTGTAGTTTGGCGATGACGTTGAGGTGCCCGTATTGCGCCCCCACAGATTGGCCAGGGCGTTACCTGCAGTGGCGCCGCCGAGGAAATTGGCCGTAGGACTGCTGCTGCCGGTGCTCGTTTGGCTTTGGCCATATCCGGCATACGGGCTCACGATTTGGTTGTACTGCTGCAGGCTGTTCAAAGGTGCTTGCTGCGCGGTCTGGCCGGTGTTGTAGATGCCTTGACCTAGACCAACGTTGCCTTGCACACCAGCGTTGTACAGATTTGAGCCAAGCTGATATTGGCTCAGGTCTTGCCCGCGCTGGTTGGTGTAGAAATTCTGATTCAAGCCGGTGGCCTGATTCTGCAACCCACCGAGCCCGAGGTTGTATGAGTTGCTGATCTGCTGTTGGCTCAGATCGTTTTGGCGGTCGTTCTGGTAGTTGGTGCTGTAGAGACCAGCCAAGGCGCTGTTGAGCCCGGTCTGAGCCTGACCAGCGGCCACACCTTGGGCGATACCTTGGCGAGTGCCGCCGTATTGCCCCGCAGCCTGCGCGCCAGAGCTAATTCCCGGCAATACGTTGGTTGCGAGGTTGTTGTTAGACGCCGCCGTTAGGGCGTTCGCCTGCATCTCGGTGTATGGGTTGACTGTTGCCATGTTTTTTCCTTTTACCAAGAGCCGTCTGCGCTCTCGCCAGCCGTTGCGCCGCCGTAACCGCCACCGATGCCGCCACCAAAACCACCGCCTGGGCCGTTGTAGCCGCCTTCGCTCGAGCCGCCAGAGCTACCCAAGAGACCACCAATTGCACGGCCAGCCAAAGAACCCAGAGGGCCACCAGCCAAGCCGCCGAGCACAGAGCCCACGTTTTCAGCGGTGATGCCCAGGCCGGAGAGGGTGGAACCGATGTTGCCAAAGCCACCGAATGAACCCGGCGTGCTAGATGAGCCCATAGAGTCACCGAATTGCCCGCTCTGGATGGCCTGCCACATCGCCGTGTTTTCAGGCGTCGAGTTGCCCCAGCCCTGCGATGCAAGCTTTCCAGTCAATCGGCCAACAAGAGGGGAAATTCCCTCGACCGATACGCCCGGAGTGCCACCGCCAGCCTGAGCCGCGCCACCACCGCCCGGCGCGCTGTAGATGTACGGATTCGTGTTGACTTGGTTCGATTGGACGTTTGCCGGGTTGCTGTAGCTCACCGGCTGCACACCAGATGAGGTTTGCGGGGCCATAACCGTCGAGCCGCCACCAGTGAACGGGTTTCCAGCAATCGGCGCGGAAAGAAGCGCCTGGCCGAGGCTTTGCTGATTGGTGTAGCCCTGCGCAATGTTTGGGTCTGAGTAGACGTTATATTGTCGATTCAGGCCCTCGGCCATCTGCGGATTCAGGCCGCTCTTGTTCTGACTGAACCAGTCAGCAGCAGAAGGCAGCACGCCCGTAACGCCATTGCCGCCATACACGTACGGGGCAACCTGCGCGTTGAGGGATGAGCTTTGAGTTTGCGTCGGCGCTTTCTCATTGCCTGCGAGCAACCCGCCCAACAGGGAAGCGCCTGCGCTTAGCCAATCGTTACCTGATGTGGATGCCATTTTTTACCCCAAGAAGCGCCATGCACCAGCGCGATAACCATAAAAACCCGAGCCAGACCCAGGATTCCAAAGGGTGCCGTCTGCGAGACGAATCATACCTTCGCGGGGCTTTGTTGGGGCAACAGTCGTAAGGTCCAACTGTCCTTCGCCAACAGCGATTAGAGCCGCCTCAATCTTCGACAATTCCTCACGCAGGAAAGCCGCCAACGCCCCCGGATCATCAGGGGGCGTGTTATGCACATATCGCTGAACTGCACCGCTTTGTGTTCTCAAAATTTCCCCGAGCTTCTTAGTTCAATGTCGTAGCTGTCCAAGCGCCAACTCGCAGAAGTTCCACTCTGAAACTTCACTGCGATATAGCGGCCAGACACGAAGTCATTCACGTCCACATCTTCACCCAGGGTAAAGGCCACGGGCGCGTTGTAGACGGGCGTTGCGTAGGGGTCATCGGAATAGCCCAGATAGACATTCACCGTCTCGCCTGCTTTGCCGAAGATGCGAGGGCGAATCTTGCCTACTTGCTTCATCAGGCCTGGGGCTCCAAGAGACAACCCGGCGCGCTCCAGATAGGCTGAAGGCGTCACGCCGTCGAACATGGTGCCGCTGTCCAGCAAATAGAGCTTCTGCGCGTTGCTGGCCATCACCGTAAGGCTAAGGCTCAGACTTGACCCGGTGGCGTCCCATAGGGTCGTGTCCGAGTCCCAGGGATTCGGATCGCTCGCCCAGGTGCTGCCGCTGGAGTCATCCACTGGGCCAGATGCCGCATGGTTGACGTTTGGCATGTCACGGAAAGAAACCGTCTTGTCCACGGTGTTCCAGACCATGGCCTTGTTGCAGAACTGGCTTCCAAGGGTCGGATAGCACACGAAAACTTCGTTGTAGAGCTTGTCCACGAACACGAAGCACCGGCCCGAGTTGTCTTGGTCGATTTGCTCAAAAAGGTAGCGCCGCGTTTGCTTGTCCAGCACGGAGATAGCGGTTTGCCCATCGTGCAGAATGCAATCATTGGTCGTCAGGACGAAGTGCCGCCCGTCGAGTTCAACAATGCAGTTGCGGGCCAGCGCGCCAGACGATCCCATGACCTTCTGAAAGCGGTAGACGAACACGCCGCCGATGTAATCCATGCGCCAGATCGAGGCTTCTTTATAGATCATGAACGAATCGCGCAGGG